AGGAGAGATAAAAATGTATCTTACTGAAAACTTACAGGAAAAGTGGCAGCCAGTCCTAGAACATCCAGATTTGCCAAAAATCGAAGATGCTTATAAAAGAGCTGTAACTACTGTGATTTTAGAAAATCAAGAGAAGTCAGTTAGGGAAGACCGAAGCTTTATGGCTGAGGCTGCACCTGCAAACGCAACTGGTTCTTCTGTTGATAACTTTGATCCAGTATTAATTTCGTTAGTCAGAAGAGCTATGCCAAATCTTATCGCATACGATATTTGTGGTGTACAACCAATGACTGGTCCAACAGGTCTTATCTTCGCTATGAAATCAAGATTCGGTTCACAAGCTGGTGCAGAAGCACTATTTAATGAAGCTGATTCAGATTTCTCAGCAAGAGACGCTGCTGGCGACACAGGATCACCTGACGCACAATCAGGTACAAACCCTGCAACACTAAACGATTCACCTTCTGCTGGAACTTACACAACTGGTTCTGGTATGTCAACTGCTCAGGCAGAAACACTAGGTGATGGATCTGATGAGTTTGCTGAAATGGCATTCTCAATCGACAAGGTAACTGTTACTGCAAAATCTAGAGCTCTAAAAGCAGAGTACACTATGGAACTTGCTCAAGACTTAAAAGCAATCCACGGTCTAGACGCTGAAACAGAACTTGCGAACATCCTTTCAAGTGAAATCTTATCTGAGATCAACAGAGAAGTAGTTAGAACTATTTACTCACACGCTAAAGCGGGTGCTCAAGTAAATACAACAACTGCTGGTATCTTTGACTTAGACACAGATTCAAATGGTCGTTGGTCAGTTGAGAAATTCAAAGGGTTAATGTATCAATTAGAGAGAGACGCTAACGCTATCGGTCAACAAACTCGTAGAGGGAAAGGTAACATCATTCTATGTTCAGCTGATGTTGCTTCTGCTTTACAAATGGCTGGTGTTTTAGATTACGCTCCTGCGTTAAACTCAAACTTAAACGTAGATGACACAGGTAACACCTTCGCAGGTGTTCTTAATGGTAAGTTTAGAGTATATGTAGACCCATATGCTGCTAACGTATCTGCAAGTCAATACTATGTAATCGGTTACAAAGGAACTTCACCTTACGATTCTGGTTTATTCTACTGCCCATATGTTCCACTACAAATGGTGAGAGCAGTTGGTCAAGATAGTTTCCAACCAAAAATTGGATTCAAAACTAGATACGGAATGGTTCAAAATCCTTTCGCAACTTCTGCTGGTACAGGTGCTCTTGATAACTCAGGCGCAGTTGCTTCTACTGCACAAAACTTATATTACAGACGAGTTAAAGTTACAAACATTATGTAATTTCGATTCCTCTCGAAAAATTAAAAAGGGGCTTCGGCCCCTTTTTTTTAGCCTCTTTTTTCTCTTATAAATAGTAGTATGACAACAGTAAATGTAATCAATAGAGAACCGTCTAAAAGAGACTATGCAAGTCCTGTACAGTTTAGATTTAAAATAACTAAACTACCACTAGTAGAATTTTTTATACAGAGTGCAAATATACCAGGCATATCTTTAGGTTCAGCACAACAAACTACACCTTTATATGATATACCAATACCAGGTGATAAGATTACATACTCCGCTTTAGATTTATCATTTATTGTTGATGAAAATTTAAATAATTATAAAGAAATTCACGACTGGTTATTAGCATTAGGTTTTCCTGGTAATCACACACAATTTGCAAACTTACAAACTGAGGGATCAGATAGAGTTCCAGGATCAACTGCAGGTCCAGTAGTGCCTGGTGTCGCAACACCAGCACCTCTTGCTGAAGGCGGCACATATTCAGACGCAACATTAACAGTTTTAAATAGTAAAAATATTGCAAAGACCGAAATAAGATTTGAAAATGTTTATCCTACATCTTTATCTAGTTTAAGTTATGATGTAAGACAAACAGATATTGATTACATACAAGCAAGTGTAAGTTTTCAATATATGAATTACAAGATAGTACAAATATCTACTACATAGTAGTAAAAATATAGGATGATATATAATGACAAAGGCATTTTGCTTTGGTAACGGCAACTCTCGTAAAGGTCTAAATCTAGACCACTTTAAAAAATATGGCACAGTAATAGGTTGTAATGCAATCTATCGTGATTTTACACCAGACATTGTTGTAGGATTAGATTCAAGAATAGGTCATGAAATATATCGTTCAGGTTATGCACATAAACATACTTGTTATTTAGGATACTGGACACCTGTACCAATATTTGTCGCAAAGGAAATGTTAAAAACTATGGCAGATAAAACTGATGTAGAGTGGAATGATAGTGAACAAGTAGTTTATCATGGCGCTGATGGTGTGTTTACACTTACAAAAGGTCATAATTTAGGCGTAACTTATATTACAGGCGTTAAACATCCAGACAAAGTAAAAGATATAGAACCAGATGTAGATGGCTTTGCATATGCAACAGGATCAAGAAGTATTCATCTTGCGTGTGAGTTGGGTGCCAAAGAGATTTATATTATTGGTCATGATTTATATAGTTTAGATAATAAAATAAACAATGTATATGCTGGCACAGATTGTTATGCCAATAAAGATGCCGATTATGCAAGACCTAATAATCCTGATGAAACATTTAACTGGATACTACAACATAAAAATACATTTGATAAATTTAAAGATGTTAAGTTTTACAAAGTAAATTTAAATGAGATCGGTAAAACGCCGATAGATTGTAAAATAGATGAATGGAAAGATTGTAGTAATTTATTTTATATAACACATAAAGAAATGGCGAAAAGCCTTGACAAAACAACCAAAAGGTGATATAATATCCGTATGACATTAGAGGAATTACAACAACAAGTAGATAGAGATTTTAAACTTGATGACACAGAATTAGATACTGAATCAACTAAAATACCTTTACTACACAACAAATACTTACAACATTATAATAAGTTTTCTTTACTATTAAAGAAGGCAGAATATGAACATAAAGTTATGCAAAGACAAAAATGGGAATACTATACAGGTAAAGCAGATCCAAGTGTTTACAGAGAAAAACCTTTTGATCTAAAAGTATTAAAAGCAGATGTTCATATCTATATGGATTCAGATGATGAATTACAAAAGGCAGATCAAAAATCTGCATACTTAAAACAGGTAGTTACTTATCTTGAGCAAGTTTTACGAAGTATAAACAATAGAACATTCTTAATTAAAAATGCAATAGAATGGAAAAAATTTACTAGTGGAGCCATCTAGAGATTATCCTGCTTGTGTGGGTCTATCAAAGATAGGTAAGTACGGAAGAGTTTATGAGTTATGGAATAACATGACAAGTTGTCCTACACCATGGTATATGAGATTATTACCTATGAAGTTTATTAAATGGAGCAGAGACGGGAGTTATATTTTTTATGGAACATCAACAAATATTCGCAACTAATATATTCTTATTAGACAATTTTATATCTGAAACTGATACTATGAAAAAGTATATCGGTGATTTATGGAATGAAAGAGACTATGATAATAACTGGCAAACAAAGTCAGCAGATTTACATACTAAAAAAGAGTTCAAAACTTTTTCAGATTTGGTTGTAAAGACTGGCAAAAAAATATGTGATACTTTAGGATATGATGTAGAAGATTTAATTATTACTGATATGTGGGCAAATGTTTTAAAGAATAATGAACATCATCCCGTTCATACACATTCTAATAATTTTTTAAGTGGCACTTATTATTTACAATCAGATCAAGGTGCAAGTATAGTATTTCACGATCCTAGACCTGCAGCTGATGTAATAGTGCCAAGAAAGAAAACTAAAAACACTTACAATTCTAGTTTGTTAAGTTATGCGTCTAAAACAAATAGAGCAATGTTTTTCCCTGCGTGGTTGCCACATTGGGTACAGCAAAATAAGTCTAATAATAAACGCATAAGTATAGCATGGAATATGCAAGTCAAAGGACAAGTAGGAGAACATCATGAGTTCCAATCAGCAAATTTCTGATTACATATATTATTATCCACAAGTATTAGAACCAACTGCTTGTGATAATCTTATCGCACACTATAATAAAGATACATTTAAAGGATGGAAAACGTCCACCTTTTCAACTAATACTAAAAATCTAGGTACATCTAAAGTTGAGATGAAAGAGTTTTGGATAGGCCCAAATATGTTTGGCTATCAAACAATAAAACAAGGATTTGAAACAGCAGTAAACGACTACGTTAAGACACATAATAAAATAAAGATACAAGAATATACACATTTTAGAATCAACTGTTATGAAACAGGTGGTTTTATGAAAGAACATATAGACAATATACATCATAGTCATGGTCAAAAACAAGGCTATCCACACTTAACATCATTAATATTTTTAAATAGTGATTATGAAGGTGGTGAATTTACATTATGTGGCGAAAATCTAGATAAAGACAAAGGTTCTGCTGTTGTCTTTCCTTCAAACTTTATGTTTCCTCATGAAGTTAAAAAAGTAACTAGTGGCGTTCGCTATAGCATAATGACATGGATACTATAATAGTTGAAAAGAAAAACGAAGTCTATATAACCGTTGATTGTGATCCAAACATTCAACGAGAAATATCAGAATTTTTTACATTCTATGTGCCAGGTTATAAGTTCATGCCTGCATTTCGTAATCGTATGTGGGATGGAAAGATAAGACTATATTCACAGAAAACAAAAGAAATATATTTTGGTCTATATCCATACATCAGAGCATTTGCTGAAGAACGAGATTATCAAATCGTAACTGGTAAAGATGTAGAGATAGAGAACAAAGTAAATAAAGATATTGTTACAAAATTCTCTAATAGTCTAGGTCAAAGTTTTGAAGCCAGAGATTATCAAATAGACGCTATCTATCATAGTCTAAAATACAATCGAACATTATTATTAAGTCCTACTGCAAGTGGTAAATCATTTATTATCTATGCACTTATAAGATATTATTCACACCTAATTAAAGATGAAAAAAATAATAGATGTTTATTGATAGTGCCAACAACATCATT